TTTAAAATTGTTCTGAACCCACCTTACAACTTTAAGATTGTTTGCTCGTCGTTCGTCGCTCATTGCGTCTCGGGTTTGGAAGCTTGTAGCGGTCTCAGGGTTTAATTCTTTTAGTGCTGTTTCAATGTAACCCTTGATTGCCCTTCCGCTTTGGATCTCTTCTCTCGCCTTACTTTTGTCTGCCTCTTTTTCACCAAGGATACCGGCATATGCTTTTTTGGCGATGTCTACAATTCTATCAAAGTTTCTATTCAGATAATCCATCTGTAAGAGAACCTTTTCTTGCTCGGCTGGAGGCATATCCTCCGCAAACAAAGCCTCCATTTGTAGTCGGGCTGGATCGTTTCCACGGCGAGCAGATGATATAGCGTAAGTAAAAGCAAACGGATTAACGCCTTCTTTTGGTGCCTTGTATTGTGCGCCAAGGGGAAGCTCCAACTGCTTCATCGCGGTTGCCAAGGCTTCTTTGTTAATCGCATCCAAGCCTGCTTCCATAGCCTTGCTGAATCTTCTGGAGAAATAAGCTCCTTGTTCATCGCTCCAGTTAGCATTAAAGATATTATAAATGCCCTCGTCCTTCGGGAACTCTCCAATGGGTGGGTTCTCGCCATATTGATCGCCTGTTTCTACAAGACGGAAAGCAATGTTCTTTCCTCTCTCAACAGGCATAAAGTGTGTTAGTTCTGCGACAGATCTTTTAAGATCGTCCTTGGATGCGTCCCATTTATTTGGGGCGAGCACTTTTCTCGCAACAAGTTTCTGACGAAGTTCTTCGTATTCTTTAGGGTAGTCGTTACCATAAGCGTAGATAACGTTATCAATAAAGTCTCTGGTGTTAACAACTGCCTGCTCTCGGGCTTCTCGATTTGGACCTCCAAAGGTGTCCTCGCCATTTATTGTAAGGTCAATAACTAAGACTTCTTCGTTACTCATATTCATCTCAAACCCTATGTCTGCTTCACTATAGTCTTGCTGAAGAGTGGAATCTATTTCCTCTTGAACCTCTACCTCGTCGCCCGGATACATTTCTGCTGCTTCTGGGTTTCTGGGATTATAGCCTAAATCATAAATATATCGCACCGTTGCTTGTGCGTCATATCCAGTGTCCTCGTAATCAACATCAATATTAAAGTATATTGTATCTGGTGCGAATTCGCCAACGGTTCGCGCAACTTCAAGCCCTGCGTATTCCTGAAGTTTTTCCAACTCCTCATACATATCAATACCAACTTCGGGTGGGTTCTCGTCAAGGCTCTGCTGGATTGCGCCAAAGACAGCATTAATCTTGTCTTGATCCCAAGCCGCATAATAGTATTCTACAATGTCGTAACTCGACAATTGCTGATCGGCAGCGTCGTAAGCATCGTAGGGGCTATCAGAATCCACATTCTCCTCATCATAAACAAGAGCAACTTTTTCCAAGTCTTGCTCTTTAAGCTCTGCGTTTTTGTCGAGAATAAAGAAGAATATTTTGCCCTGCTCGGTTGAATAGTCGTCCCAGTAGTTGCGGCTTCTAGTTGCTGAGATACACCAGTTGGTTCCTTGCCCATAATAACAAGAAGCGCCTTCGGTGTGTGGGCGAACAACAAGTGTTGTCTTGTCCTGATAAATCCTGTCGGCATCATCACGCATTTGCTGTTTATGAACCTTCTCTGCTTCCTTGGCTTGGAAGACTGCCTGAGCGTTTTCAATTGCTTGCTTTAAGTCGTCAAGGTTTTTGTATGCGTTTAGATCTCGTCCGCCTCCTTGGGTGGGCAAGAATTTGTTTAACTTGTGAAAATCAGTAACAAGATCGCGAATTTGACGAAAGAACTGATTCTTTATACCTCTTATGTTTGCGGTATCCAGCACGCGAGCCTGAGCGTCTTCATATGTTTTTATATACCATTCAACTCGTTGTTTTAAAAGCTTAACTGACTTGGCAAGATATTTGTTATTGCCGGAGGGATCTTCTTTTGAGAACAGGTCTGCGTAGTTGGCGTAGTCTGGATATTTCTTTTGGACCTGTTCAAGCCTGCCCTCAAAAAGAACGCGCTCAAAGATCATTCGATTAACTTTCCAGTTGTCTTTGCGTTCCCAGAGCATATCCTTCATGCTCTTGCGCTGGTTAGAGGTTTGATGGCGATTAATAAACTTACGCCAGTCGTTTGTAAAATCTGATTTCATTAAGGCGGACTCCGAACATTATAAATAGTATTTATTCATACAAAAAGAGGCACCAATTTGGTGCCCCTTAAGTAATGCTCAACTTATTTTCTTAACTCACTTAATTTTAACAGTGCGAGTATAAGTTGTAGCATCAGCGGTAGGAACTGAAAGTGATAGAATACCGTTTTGATAAGTAGCAGTGATATTCTCTACGTCAGTGCCTTCTGGTAGACGCCAAGAGCGTCGGAATGAAGAGCAGGCGAAGGAGGCTTCTGTGTTCTCTTCTTGTGTGTATGAAATCGTAAGATTATTTTCTTCAATGTTAACATTGATATCGTCTTTGCTAACCCCTGGGGCGGCAACAGAAATAGTATAACCTGTTTCATTTTGTTGAACATTAAACCTCGGACTGATGCTGTGCTCCCTGCGATTACTTCGACTTACCCCATAGATTGGAGCATCGCTGAAGAAAGAATCAAAGAAGCGATCCGAAAAGATAGAACCAAATGGATTGGTGATTGTGCCCCTAACGGGCGTAATTGAATTTGACATTTTATTTCTCCTTGTATACCCCTGTCTTTGGGGTATTTATAATTTAATCACCCCAATACAAGCGTCAAGTGTTTTTTTAAAAAAAATTAAAATTCACTTCGATATTTTGTTCTTGTAAGGCTCAAAGATAGATCGGGGATGTAGCTGCCACTAAGGTGATTGCCCTTAATGATTGCTAAAACAATTCCATTGTAATTTTTTATTGCCTTACCATACGCATGCTGGTAGTCAAACGGTGCCTCAAAAGATTCACACTTAATTTTTTCTTCTGAGACGTTATAAACAACTGCTGTCCAAATCATTATCGCTCCATTGTATATGCTGTTGGTGATGCGGGGGGTGCTGTGGTGCTCCACTGGCTGCCAAAAATAACGACAGCAGATGGGAAAGGTGCGGCGTTATCTGAGCCCCCAAATTTGAGACGACCCTTGACAAAATAAATTGCGTGTGCCTTCATAACATACTCATGCCAATACTTGGTGTCGGTGCGGGCTGGAATTAGCATAACTACTCGTGTTCTGTTTTTTAATGATTCCTCATAACCTTTCTTGATCCACCTATCAATGCCCCTGCCATATGGCGGGTTAACAAAAACATTGTGCCCATACCAGTCCTCAATCAATCCATCGTCTTCTGGTGTGAAGAATTTTTTGCATTTAGCATTGTGCATAGTAGCACATGCATCCAGCGTAAAAGGACCGAGTTCCAAATTTAACTTGTCATAAAATTCTTGTGGTGTTGCCCAGTCTTGCTGCTTGCTGGAAAACATTAAGTCTTTTCTCCATGGCGTTTGTTTGCTCATTGCTCATCCTTGCGTGGTCGTCCACGCTTTCTTTTAACAGTGCCTACTCCGCCAGCACCCCAGAACTTTTTGTTCTTTTTTTGATCGGTTACTAAAAGTGCTCCAATATATTTTCCGTTTGAATCTTCACCAACCCAATATTGTAAAGGTTCAGAGTCTAAATTTCCATATAGGGGTTGTGGTTTTTTCTTTTGATATTTCTTGCGAGGAGGCGGTTGATTAAGATATTCGATACACCTTCTCACAACATCGTCCTCAGAAATGTAGTCATCCAAGTATGGCTGATAATCAATATCAATATAGACGCCCACTACCCACTTCTTAATGCCGTAACCAGGCACGGTGCCATAGAAGTCAGAGCCGTGATATTTACCTTCTCTCTTCTTTTTATCGCGATCTGGAAGCAAACTTCCATACTCACTCATTTGTCTCAAAGAGCATTCAATCATTTTCTATCCTTTTAGTAAAGAATTGTTTTTTGCTGCGAGTTTCTCTTCTACGATATCTGGCGACCCAACCACCGTGATATCAAAAGAACTATTGCCACTATTAATATGAAGTTTAGTAAATTCGTGACGAGGATCAAGTCCCTCGGGCATAAGCTTCTTATCTTCTTTTAGAAGTTTTAAGGTTTGGATGTCTTCCCTCAAGCAAACAACAAAATCAGGATTGACATAGACAGGTCTAATCTTGAATTGATTGTCGCTCGAAGTAAACCTATTTTGTTTAAAAAGTTCCGTTAGCTTTACTGTCGCCATAGTTTTCTTCCTTGTGATCGTGTTTAAGTGGGTATACATGTCGTGCATCAACACACCAAGTTTGTCCGTTATACAACACTGAGTAAGTATTATAAGAGGAACCCACTACCACCGCCGATGATGGCTTTGTTAGTTTAATATATTCTGACAGTGATCCTTGATTGTAATCATATTGATATAGCATCACTTCAGATGGAATATAGGCTAAATCACCCTTCTTCATTTTCTTCCTCTTGTGCGCCCCCCTCAGACTCCTCTTCGGGTGGTGGATTCTCTAAATAATGCTGATATCCGCTTAAGATTGACATGCACTCTTCCATGCGACTATCTGCTTTTGACATCTGAATACGGATACTATGGAGTAGCTGAAGAGCCTCCACCGCATCGACTTCTGTTTGTGACAGCTTATCAGAAACGTTTGCCGTCCGCTTGGATGTAAATGATAGTTCATTTTGTATATATTTTAACATGTGTGACACCTCGCTTGGTACATCCTCAAGCTCGGTTATTAAATTCAGTGTTACGTTCATTATTTCTCCGATTTATAATATTAATATAACAGATGTAGATTTGTCTGTCAAGTGTTTATTTTATTTTTTATTTGAATATTTCAACCATCGCTCTTCGACGATGTAAGTTTCATTATTGTCTAGCGGCAAGATTTTATACTTTTTGGTGTTCTTTGCCGCCGTTGTAATTGGCTCAGGTCCAACTTGAAGAATTGCAAACATATTTATCCCTTCGTTAATGTTACAGGGATTATTTTTTCTAAGAGATACATAATCATTAACTTTAAACTTTGGACTAGCATAGTGCGATTCTAAAACCTTGAGTGCATATTTGTTTTGAGTAAGAGAGGTATACTGCTTCTCAGAAGGAATAAATTCTTCATCGTATAAAACTCGGTAAGCCAAATCTCCATAATAAGGGGGGTTTGCACAATAATAAAGAGCGCATATCTTAGCAGTTTCACGATGAATGTCGTTATATTGTGCGCTCCACTTTGTTCTACCTACTTCAGTTTCTAAATAGCTTTTTTCAATATCACAAAAAGCATCATATTGTTTCTGCGTGACGCCGCCATATTTTTTAAACCCAACAGCCAAGGACGACAAAAATGAAAACACATTCGGACTAATATTCTTTTCTTGCTTGAGCGCAATAATACGCTGCAATATATTTGGATTAGATATACGGGGTACGGCGACCTTCTTGTATGAAGAGTAGTAGTCCATTTTGACTCCTAACCAGCCCCTCCTGCTACCATGACATCCCAAAACATTTTGCCAATTAGCATTATCACGCCAGATGTGACGAGCCACTGAACTCTTGATGTGCTTTCTTTCCATAATTCTAACGCTCTTATTCTTGCATATAGCCCCGAATCTGGATTATAAACTGCCTCTTTGATCTTAGAAATGTCTTCACACATTCTTTCTTGATTCGCAGAAAGTGAATCAATGCCATTAAGCAAGCGCTCCAGTTTAGCATTTAACTCTATCAATGTATCAGTATGCTGGTCCATCAGTAGTATATAGTTTGCTATCGCTATTGATCCTGAACAATTGCATAATTTGCGGTTAATAATGTACCTGCGGCGGAGGCAGCATTTTGTAGGGCACAGCGTGTTACTTTAGCAGGATCCAATATTCCCGATTCAAACAAATCCACAAATTCACCTGTTGAAAAATCCCAACCCTCACTATCCTTTGAGTTTAAAATACGATTAACGGTAAGATCAGGAGAGCTTCCCGCATTGATTGCCATTTGTTTTAATGGCTCCTGAATAGCACCTTTGATAATTTCGACACCTAACTCTTGCTCTTCGTTTGCAACCTTAATATCCAGATCGCTACTTGCACGAACCAAGGCTGTTCCGCCACCCGCCACGATGCCCTCTTGTTGCGCTGATTTAACCGCCTCAAGAGCATCTTCAATGCGATGCTTTCTTTCGATCATCTCTACTTCAGTAGCGCCGCCAACACGAATGACAGCAACACCAGATGCTAACTTAGTAATGCGGTCCTGAAGTCGTTCGCATTCATGAAGATTTTCTGTTTCTTCTAGTTGTGCTTTTAAGGTTTCAATACGATTCTCAATCTCATCAACATCGCCTTTACCGCCCATGATTGTAGTAAGATATCGACTAATTTCAATTTTGTTTGCAGAACCTAGGTCAGAAAGTTTTGTATCACGAACTCTCATGCCACTGAGTCTGTTTACAAAGGTAGCGCCAATCGAAATAGCGAGATCTTGAAGAATACCTCTACGCTCCTCACCATACCGAGGTGCCTTAACTGCTGCCACCTTCATGGTGCCCCGAACCGTATTCATAATCAAGGCAGCTAATGCTTGCCCCTCAACCTCTTCCGCAAAAATAACGAGAGGTCTTCCCTCGCGTGCTACAACTTCTAATACCGGCAAAATTTGATCTACTGTTTCAATTTTTTCATCCGTAACGAGCAAAAGAGGATTATCGTATCGAGTTGTGGCAGTGCGCTCATCTGTGACAAACGCAGACGCAGCCCAGCCAGATGCGAGGCGAAAACCCTCAACAAGATCAAGAGAAGTTTCAACTGAGCGTGCCTCTTGGATTGTAATTGCCCCATCTTTTCCCGCTGCATCAACAGCGGTAGCCACAAGATTACCAATCACTTCATCACCATTCGCAGAAATTGTGGCAATACGATTAATGTCTTCTATTGAAGAAATTGGGCGTGACTGTTCTTCAAGATTTGCTGCCACGACAGCGACAGCCTTGTCAATCCCCCTCTTTAACTCCACAGGAGACACACCTGCTGTAATGTACCTTTGGGCGTGTTGAAGTATAGCACGACAAAGAATCGTAGTTGTTGTAGTGCCATCGCCAGCATCAGAGTTCGTCTGCTCGGCTGCTTGCTTAATGACTTGAGCGCCAGCGTTCATAAAGTGATCATCAAACTCAACAAACTTTGCAACAGTTACTCCATCTTTTGTAATGATGGGTCGCTTGCCCTTTTCTTGTAAAATTACATTACGACCTTTTGGACCTAATGTCGTGGCAACATTGTTAGTTAAGGTTTCAACACCTTGTAATATTTTTGACTGTAGTTCTTCATTAGAACAATATTTTCTGCTCATCGTTATCCCTTGTTAATTATTAATACTTCTTTGGAGTCCTTGTTTGAGGACATGCCATACTTCCAATCTGGATATATAATATCATAGTCCTCATAGAGTTTCAATATCTCTGGACAATTATTATAAGATAAAATCCAATTATCTCGTTCTTTTAATATATTCACCAAAGCCGCATGGTCAAATCCTTTGTGTTTATTTCCAGCGTTTCCGTAAAGGTTCTCCCTATCTTTGCCCAAAAGATAAGGAGGATCAAGATACAAAAAGGTTTTTGGATGTGCTGGGATTGAATGCTTAAAATGCTGTGCTGAGACATGCAGCTTGGGCTGATTAAATTCTTTTACCCTTGTGATTGAAGAGTCGGTAAACCTTTCGTATGATGCTCGCTTGGACCAACCGCCGCTAAGAGTCGCGCCTGAGAAAGACGAGCGGTTGAGAGCATAAAACTTCGCTGCGTTTTGAAGAGAGTATTCTTTTTCGTTCCTTAGTTCTTCTTTAATTAAATTAAAGTCTTCTTTAGGCAACCCTCTGTATCCATAGTAATAATCTTTATGTTTCCTGAGTGAGTCTGCTTCTTGTGCCAAGGCTTGTGGGTTTTCAAGTAGCGCACGCCAGAACCACACCAGGGGTTCGAAGGTGTCATATCCATAAACTTGGACGCCTCTTTCAGCCAATGCTAACTCGATTGAGCCGCCGCCTAAGAATGGAGAGCACACCTCTCGGATATCTTCTGGGAAGTGCGGAAGTATATGCTTAACAGCACGGCTTTTGCCGCCTGGATAGCGTAGTGGTGATTTCATTTTTTATCTCGTGACAGAGGTTATTTCTATTTAGCCAGTGTTGGTTTAACAGAACCAGCGAATGGTCGGCTAGAAAATTTCATTCTAATGCTTACTATCTTTTCTTTTGTGCCGCCTGAACGAAGAGTTATAATATTGTTTCCTGATTCTTCAACCGAAAATCCGTTTGCTGCTACGTCCGTGAGCCAAGCTGGGTTCGAGGGATTTTCTGATATGTCCGCTGTAAACGGCGGAGAGTCGCCACGACCAGTTGCCACAATAGTCAAGGGCAGCGGACTCGTTCGCAACAAGCCTACCAACACATGTTCTTGTAGTTCAGTTGGTGTCAGGTTTTTAAGAATCTTAAAAACCTCATCTCTATAAAACTTGGTATGTATTTTTCCAGTTCTTTCGTAGAAGTATTTCTCTATCCATGATGCATGTGCGCGAGGTATTGGAAGCGGTTCTTCTTTTGCCCAGTCGGCTACTTTGTTCTTTTCGCCATTCTTTACGCTCTCCAATTCGGCAGCCAACCCATCTTCTCCCATCCAGGTTCTTCTAATTTGCTTAAGAAATTTCTTCCTAGCTTTTATGGTGGTAGGCATCTTGATGCCCTTGTCCTCAAACCATCTCTCGGCAAATTTATTTGCTCTAGCGAACTGCTCATCATAGTTTTCTTTAATTTTTTTCCATGCTTCTTCTCCGCCTTTATCTGATAGTCCAAGCGGAAATTTCCTTTTTCCTTTTTTGTCATAGACATAGTTGCCACCGAAATTTCCAAAAGAAACCACGCCTTTGGGCATTTTTGTAGATTTAAGCGAAACACCCAAAAAGGAATCAACTTCTGGATTTTCAAATTTTATCAAAATATCTGCGGGATTATTTTTACTAACCTTTTTGCGCTCAGTTGGGTCGTAAGCTCTCTGTAAATCGCCAGGTCTTGCTGTCCATGTCACCTTTTCTATTATCGGAGGAAATTCCTTGCCTGCCGCCCAATTCTTAATCGCTTCAGCAGCGGCGACTGCGCGTCCTTTCTGAATTTCAATGACGGCTTCTCCATTCTCATAAGCCTTCTTTATTTCTTCTTCGCGACTCAGGAGTTTTTGTTCAGCGTCGTCAGGAGCTACTTTATTCCAATCTCCAGCAAGAATGAAAGCTGTCCATATCTCATTAATGTCAATCGCGGAAGTATCTCCTTCTAAAATAATTTCTGGCTGCTCATTCATAACCTGCTCAACCAGCCGTAAAAGATCGGAGGTCTCAAAAGATTCGGTGAAGTAATTTTCAATTAATAAGTCAAGCTGGTTCATAATATATAAATAGTTTTTAAAACCCTAATAGGTCGCCCTCTGTGATGAGGGTATATGTAAAAGCGTTTCCGAACCTATCGGCACTTTTTTGAATCAATTTCATGAAATCGTTAAAATCATCAGTATTTTTAAATACTTGGCAACCTGCGGAATACTGATCTACCTCATCTGCCTCACCATACTTTCGGCTACGATGTATATTGATCCCGTAATTTCCCTCGGTTATGGTCCCTGCATCACGGTCGTGTACATGGTCCTTGTTTGCATCACGGAACACTTTTACCTTCCCCAGTCGTTGACACAATGCTGTATAGCGCGTAACGCCGTGACCATCAATTTTATAGACGCCTCGGTACTGATCTGGCACAAGAATAGCACAACCTTTGCTGTTCATTGGCTTTTCCATCCAAATTTTACCTGGGTCTGTTGTAATTGAATATGATCGTACCTCCCAATTTTTCTTTTTGTCGCGATAAATTACGACAAGAGCATCATCAAACTTGTTGAACATGTCCTGATCGCTACGCACGCCAATAATGTTAACATTATATGGTGATTTATTCTCAAGTCCAAAAAACGCATAATCTTTTGCTTGTAGCGATTTTCTAAACTGCTCTTTGATTATGAAGGCGTGAAGCCCTTTAATAACTGCCATAGTTTGTTTCCTTAAAAGATAATGTCCGCAATACCAAGCTCAACTGCTTCCTCTGCGGTAAAGTAAGCATTAACCTTTCGGTTAAGAATCTTTTTTAAATGTGCTTTGCTCATGTTGGTTTCCTCAACCATCGCCTCAATATAGCGATCTTGTGTCCATCGGATTTCATCCATTTCGTTTTCGAGATTATGAATTGATCCGTGATTGCCTCCAAGAACTGCGTGAATCATAACACGACAATTCTTGCCGATTCTGCGTTTACCCTTGGTGCCCGAAGCGAGCAAAAGAGTGCCTGCTGAAAACACTTTTCCCAACCCAACTGTATGTATATCACATTTGTCTCGAATAACGCGCATCAGATCGTGAAGACCAAACATTTCTTGTGCGTTTCCACCCAGAGTGGAAATAATAAACTCAAATGGAGAGTAACTGACTAGAATATCTGAATTCTCATCTGTAGGATCTGACAGTTTATAAGTTGCTCCATTTTCATAAAGCGCGATCATGCCATACATTAATTCGCCTGCTTTCTCCTCATCCAAATCTCCGCATATGCCCATCAAACGGGGTGCTTCGTCTTTTTTCTGGGCGTAGTAGTGAGACTCGTCATCGGTTTCCGTCTCCTCTGCCACAGCCTCGGGCGCACTTTCTTCTAATTCTTCTTCTTTTTTCTTTTTAGCCATTTTAGGTACAAAAATCATAATACTGCCCCCGCTTTTACAAGCTTTTTGTTTCGTAGTTTTTCGTTTCCATGTGATGTTAGTTCAACCAAATAAATGGGAAACTCTTCAGCCCAAACCTGCCATTTATGCGGATTGTCAAAATCCGTTGAAAAAATCATTGTATATTCCTCAGTCTTGGCATTATATCCGTCACCGATTATTTCCCAATCTCCAAGTATTTTGCAGACTTTGTTCAATGCTCTTTTACCTTTAATATTTTCAACCTGAAGACAATAATTCGCCTTATTGTCATCTGTCTCACGTCTCCAAGCAAAAGCTTTCATTCTTACTCCTTCTGTTTTACAATTATAAATATAACCTATAGTGGGCGATGTGTCAAGTATTATTTTTTTTAATAAACTGGTTAACAAGATTTCTTAACTCTCTCAGAGTCAAGGGCTTATCTTTATAAAGTATGTCAGCAGGGCTTTTAATTGGTGTCGCTGGATCGGCATAGGTTGGTAGCAGAGAAGCAGGGACGGGACCATCGGCTCCTTTTACGGTTTTGGCTGCAACATCCTTTCCAGGCTTCTTTGGGGATGGAGTTGTTTTTCTCAGTTTTGCCTCAAGATCAAAAAGTACTTTCGATGCTTCATTAACGACAGGAGGAATTGGCTTATCATTTTCAGTTGCCCATACTATGTACTTGGCAATGTCTGTCATCTGATTTCCCAAATCGGCAACACCCTGAGATTGAATATATGACAGTGCATTTAACACTACTCTTCCAATGGGGTTTTTGGGATTCCTATCCGAAATCCATTCTTGTGCGACTTGTTTAGCATCGTCAAGGATTTTAGCATTTTGCTTTTCTGATGCTCCATAAAACGGGTTGTCAATGTATGTTGGCTCTGCTTTCCCCTCTGGATCATTTAACTTTAATTTTCCTTGCCAAAGAATATCTTTTGGAACCCCTGGTCGCAGGGCTCCTGGGTTTTCAAAATCAAAAATATTAGGATAAATGTAGTTCGATAAAAGCGTGACACCTCTTCTGCCAATTTGGCTAAGATAGGCGGCACCCTTAGCCACATCCCTCTGATAATCATTAGAAATAGTTTGTATGATGTCCGAACCCAAGGTGCGATCCCTGCCCAAATCTGCTGCAATAGATACATCCGGTGGCACGTTTATTTGAAAAACCGCAATATCATATCCAACTCTTTCCAGAGCATCCATGATTTTAATAAGTTTTGAAACATTTTCTCCCGTGGTGTCAAAAAAGAGAGGAAGCATCTGGTTTACTTTTCTTATTGTCTTTTCGGCAGTGCGTTGCTGGAGTATTTTTCTAAGTTCTGTTTTTTTAGGATACTCCTCTCGAAAATCTAGCGAGATGCCAAATTTGGGAAACACTTTCTCAATGGCATCGTCAGCAGTGAGAGGGACAAATTCATCTGGCAATCCAAGAAACTCTTTGGTAGTAGTCTTGCCTGCGCCTGCGGGTCCAAAGATAAAAACTGCTTTGAACGGGTGTTTTACTTCTTTAATCCCACTCTCTAAAGCCTCTTGTAATTTAATTTCTTGGATCAGTTTGCGTAAATCTTTTATATTCATGATTAAATTCCAATGATTTACTATAAATAGTTTTTATAATATCATTATAACAAAAAACCGTGGGAACTTCCACGGTTTTTGTTTTTTTAGGAGATTTGTTTATTGTTATTCCTTTTTTGAAAGACGTGCAACGACACGGCGAAGAACTTCGTTAACGAGATCTTCATTGTTGGATTCCTCAAGCTCTTCTTCTTCGCGGTCTCCACAATGAGCCTCCTCAAGCTCTTCTTCCTCTTCCATATAGCGCTTTCCAGGGGCGTCGTCGGCTGGGGGCGCTGGCTCTTCAAGATCGCCTGCGGGCTCATCACCAAGCTCAAGGTCCATAGCGTCGTCGCCACCCATGTCCAGATCCATATCCATTTCCAAGTCATCGCCGCCATCGGTTTCAACTTCAATTGGCTCATCAAGGTCAAGGGCTGCGGAAAGCTCTTGTGCGACTGCGCGAACAATATCTGCTGCGAGGTCTTCCTTTTGGTCTGGACTAAGATCTAAATCACCTCCCTCATCGGAAGGCTCCATTTCTACGTCCATCTCTAAATCTGCGTCTTCTGGTCCCTCATCACCAGGAAGCTCTGGCTCCTCTTCGTGACGAGCACCATCGTGGTCCATGCCTAATTCTTCAAGTTCTTCTTCATCTTCGTGGCGACCACCATCATACATACCCTCTTCAACTTCCTCTGCGGGGGTTTCAAATTCATTAACGACAGGAAGTCCGGCGAGTCCTTGGAAACGTCGAATTTCTGCTTCAGTTAAAATCTTCTTTTTACTCATATTAATATCTCCTAAATGCGCTAATTGAGTGCAAAATAATCACTTATAATTAGAACCCAGATGGACAAAAAGAATAAAATTACATAAGTTTCTTTAACTTGGCTAAGGCAGCCTTCTCGATCTGCTGTGCTCTTGCCGTTGTAATGCCAAGCCGCGCGGCGATTTGTCGCAATTTCATTGGTCCATTTTTATCAACTGCAACATTGACACAATTTAAATCTTCCTCATAATCTATCCATTGACGGCATTCCTTTATAGGACAAGAAACATTTAGTTCAGAACATTTTTTAGCACACTCAATCATAAGTCTGGGTGCTCCTTTGCAATAACATCAAATATATCCTCTATCTCGCCTTCGTTAATCCCAAACATAGACGAAAGTTGTTTTCCCTGTTCATTAAGTTTTTTTGATTTAGCGTGTCTTTTTGAAGATTTAACACGACTATTTCTGAGCTTCCATTCATCAAACCACACCATAAATGTTGTATCTTCTTCTAAAAATGCCTTAATTACCCCTCGAAGAAACCCTGCTTGGGTCAAGCCGTGGTAATGCAGTTGGACTTTTAATTCCACTTTGTGCGATTCAGGTATATAGGTTTGTATTTTTTCACCTTTTTCGTCCCACTGTTTTTTTGGCATCAATATCTCCACATAATGTGAGTATTGCTCTCCGACAAGCCTGAAGAGGTTTGGCGAATAAACCGTGCATTTTCTCGGAGTTCCTTCAATGTGCGAGCACCTGAATATGAAAGCCCGCTGCGGATCCCATTTTCAAGTCCCTCTAAAACTTGAATAACTGAACCTTTATACGGTACGACTGTGGCAACACCCTCAAGAGAGGATGTTTTTCCTCGCCAATCCATTTGAGCATCTTTACTTGCCATTCCGCGATAAGATTTAAATTTCTCACCACCTTTATGTATAACGTCGCCAGGTGTTTCACTGGTGCCCGCCAATAGAGAGCCGACCATTGCAAGGTCAGCACCAGCAGCAAGAGCCTTTACAATATCGCCAGAGTTTCTAATACCACCATCAGCAATAATTTTAAAATTAGGAAACTGTGTCTTTACTCTTGCACAATCAACAACAGATGAAAGAGTCGGCATACCATGTCCAGTTTGAATCCGAGTAGAGCAAATTGATCCCCCACCGATGCCGACACGGACGCTATTGACACCAATATGCGCCAATGCAAGAGCGCCTGTATATGTAGCGACATTGCCTGCCATAATATGAGCTTTATGGCGGAATCTGTCAACAATATTGTGAGCAGCAACGTGCATTGAAACGTGATCTCCGTGTGCAACATCTAAACACAAAACTTTTGCCCCAGCATCAATTAAGGCGTTGGCTCGTTCAATATAATCACCAGTAATCCCAATAGCACCACCAACTAATCTCAAACCAGAGGCAGAAGCTTGTTCGATAAGTGCAGATTGTTTTTCAACTGTATTGTATCGATGAATAATGCCTAATGCACCAAACTCGGACATTCTTTCTGCCATCAGTGATTCACACACAGTGTCCATTGGGGAGGCAACAATAGGTACACGAAGTTTAATTTTATCCGATAATTTTGATGCCAACGACACTTCGCTGCGAGATTTAATATCACTATATTGTGGAACAAGAAGTATGTCGTCAAAGGTGATATAGGTTTCAAGATTCATCATTGTCTTTCTCCATTGCATCTAAAAAGTTTTGTATAACCTCTTGTGCCGTATCCCAACAAGTGGGGCAATATAAACGAACTGGATTTTCCTCGTCTTCTTTGCGGACTACAACATTCCAGCTTGTTGCCATCTCTTTGTCTTTTTTATCAAATGCAGTTTCACACGCAGTGCATTTTTCAGGTAACTTGCCAAACATAGCAACCTTGGCTGCTAATTCTTCATTGCTATCCTTCCGTAGCTGTGCCTCTCTAGCACGTCGTTGTTTTCTATTCATTCTTCTTCTTGCCTTTTTTCGAATCGTTCATCAGTTTTTTTAATAATTTCATTTATTTTGTCAATATCATATGGTACATTGCAAGCTTTTTTTTCAAAAACCCAAAAATATGAGTGATACTTTCTCGCATGGCTTTGATTTTTTTTATGGTTGTGTCCAGTAATACGATGTTTAGCTAATAAAACAAACATGTCTCTTGGATAGAAGCCATGGACAATGGCTCGCTCCATGATGTAACAATGGGAAAACCAATTTTTGGCAGAAGAAACAGTGTCTTGGCACTTAAAAACTAAAACACCTTTTTTCTTAAGAATTCTGTTAAATTCTGCTAAACACTGATCGTACCAGCCCCACAGGTCTGTAACATACCTAAATCCATGAAATCTTTTACCTATAATGCCAGTAGGTGCGGTTTTAGTGTGTCCTGCAACAAAAGGAGGGTCAAACATGATGCTAGAAATGCTGTTATCTTCAAATGGTAAATCTTCAGCAGATGCTTTTTGAACTTCGTCGCTCTTAGGAAACAAGTCGTACTTTAAAGGCGGATCGATGATCCCCGTGATAGAGCAGGCTTTACCTTTCTTGTATTTCTTATAAAACACTCCCTTACTGTATGTGGGGTCCAACTCAAAACCTTCGGGCACATATAATGTCTGAATATTTCGAATGATTTCATGTTGATCATCAGACACCGTGCGAATGATGGGTGTGTCTTCAGTTACTTCCACTTGTTCTCCTATAGCACTGGGCATTTAAATTGAATCTTTTTGCCCCTTGTTCCTGATGCGTGTGTCCAAGAAAGTCCTGTGCCATAACCGCTGGTGCGGGTTGTAATCTTTTTAATTTGTTCCTCGATTGTATACGTTGAAAAATCCTTCATATCTCTAGTGGAATGGTCCACTTTGAACATAATGGTGTGATTGGCAATTCTAAGATCCTCGTTATATTCGTCAGGGGATCCTGATAGCGTCCAACGCACAAGTTGTTCTTTTACAGGTGCAACTCTATTTCTTAAGCTTTCTCGCTCATCATCATCAAAATTTTTACCTGATGCATCAGTCTGAAACTTTCTCATCAAGTCCAACAATACTTTATCTGTAATCCCTATTTCCTTTCTGATCGTGTCAACATCAAATTCTGCAACAGCGATACTGGACATTGATGATTGTTTAACTGAAATTTTGATAACATGGTCATTAATCTTAACACAAACATCAGTTTTTGGTGGACCACCAGTGTCTCTTAGTGGAACTTCAACGATCTCAATTGACTTAATAACATCGATGTTGTATTGAGCACAAGTTTGGTAGAATATTTGCTCTTCAATGCCATGAGGGGCTATACATTTGTTAAAATTGTCAACAATACCTTGATTTGAAAAAATTGACTTGACAAATTCTTCATATGCATGCCCTGCACGGGCAGATTTACTACCCATCCCCTCTTCCACGCTGAAGTATTTATTTAAAATAGCATTTAGCATTAATCTGTACTCCCCAAGGCTCCGTCGCCTCTGTCGCTAATTGTAATGGGATACCAATCGTAAAGATTGGGATTTGTTGTTTCCATCGCTCGAAATGATACAACTGGTGTCATGACGACCTGTGCGATCTTTGTGTGGGGCTCAATAACCTGTGGCTCATTGCCAATATTGTGGAGGTTGACAAAAACTTCGCCGTCATAACCTGAATCCACAACACAGGCACCAACAATAAGTGAACGCTTCGAAGCAACGCTGGAGCGGTTTTTTACCTCCAACATATACCCATGCGGAACACCAAATTTAAGCCCAGTGGGCAGAATAACGCTCTGCCCTGGTTCAATAGTGACTGCTTCTCGTGTTTTTGGTGAGAAGTAAACATCCAGCCCCGCATCGCTTGGATTACCTCGTGTTGGGGGGTGCGAATTAAAGTGAGTTCTGTGATACTCAATAATCACTTATCACCTCGCAAAAAGTTGAACATCTCGACAAGCTCATCGATATCTTGATCTGCCTTGAGCATACGATAGGCTTTGACTGCGAGAGAGATCTCATCACCTGTAAGCCAGCCCTGCTCTTTGAACTCTGCCTTGAGTTCGCGCTTTTGCTCTGCGTATGGCTCGATAGCCTCTTCAATAGCTTTAAGCGAGCGAATGTATTCAAGCACCTTTTGGCGCTTGGCTTCTTCTTCTTGGTTAAGCTGTGCTTCCACAACAACATCATTACTAACAATTGATAGGTCCATTTTTTCTCCTTAATGTTTTTCTTTTTATTATAACTGAGGTATTTTTAATTGTCAAGACAATAATCTAAAATTATGTCGTAAAGATCTCGTGCTAAAGCCCCACGTTGGGTGATAGTCGAGTTTCGCCATGTATGGGCGGTTAAGATACAGGATATCAAGCTTCGAGTTGACACCCCAGCACTTAATATTGGCAGTCGTGCCGGTGTCGTCAATAACCTCAACAACCCAGTATTCTTTATTGTTCTTTGTTTTTCTCGGGACAATCTTACGAGGAATAAACCAAGTGACACGAAGGTCAGGGTCGAACTCACCAATGGGCGGAATCATATTTTGATATAGTTTGTCCAAAATATCATTGTTCATCACCTCGGACATTGGAAAGACGCCTGTAAGCTCAACAGTGTATTGGATAATGTCTTCTTCCTCGAAGTCACCCTCTGGGCGATATAGCTCGATATTCTCTTCAAACTTTTTTAGTTTTCGTGGTCGGTCAACAGCAACAGCAGACCAAAAGTGCTTTAGACCGCTAAATCGATCATCTACAAGTCCGTTCATTGCTCCTGAGCGAACGAGCACATCTAAAGCCTTCTTATTAAGCTTGGAGTATACCATATTCTCATTAAAGATAAAGTCTTCAACCTTTTCAAAGGGTCGGTTGCTAATAATCTGTGCAATCGCAGCCTCCCCAAGACCCTTAATAGAAGTCAGCGGCTGGATGAGAGTTTCGCCATCTTCGGAGATCTCCCAAACACGACCAGAGGTGTTAACATCCAGTTTGCGGATACTAAATCCAAATCCCTTGGCAATGTTGATGGCTTTTTCTTTTCGGCTCTCGGGCTCTTTATCCAAGAACGCAGCCATCCATTCTGCGGGATGGTTATGTGCCAACCAAGCGCATTGATATGATAGCATAGAATATGATACAGCGTGCGACTTATTAAAACCATATCCTGAGAAGTATTCAAACTTATCCCAGATGCCCTCGGCTACATCACGACGAATACCCTTTTCAACACAGCCTGTGACAAACTTGGAGTGAATCTTCATCTTGGCTTCGTGACCTTTGCCAGTTCCCTTCTTGGTGAGCAACTTACGAAGTTTATTGCCCTCGTCAAGAGTCAGATCTTTTCCCAGTTTATGTGCCAAAATCGCAATCTGCTCTTGGAAGATAAGGAAGCCGTAGGTCTCCTCAGTCACTTCTTGGATGAGCGGGTGGTCATACTTAATATACTGCGGGTGCTCCTTTGCTTCCACATACTGGTCATCAACTTTTGCTGACAGCGGACCTGGGCGAAAGATAGATGTAATAGCTGAGATATCAACAATGCTGGTTGGTTTGGCTCGTTGACAAAATGCTTGTGCTCCTTTTTCCGTAAACTGGAATATTCCTGCCCACTTACCTTGATGAAAGATGTTTTCGTATACGTCTTGATTTTCAAGATTAATAACATCTGGGTGTAGATGTCTATCGTAGTAATCTTTCACGTCATTAAATGTCGGATCCTCGATATCATGCTCCCGCTTCAAAATATGGCGGATTGCGCCATCAATCATCGCAAGCGTGGAAAGCCCGAGAATATCAAACTTAATAAAACCCATTGGCTCAAGGTGGCGAACGTTCTGCCCCTCTGCCCAAGGTGTTTGACGAACTCCCTTAGAGTTAATAAGGGGCATCCATTTATCAAGGTTTTCGCCAACCACAACCCCACCAGCATGACGAGAGCAAGAGCGCACCTGTCCATAGAGCCTGTCGATATGGCTTGCAATATGCGGGTATTTGCCTAAAAATGCTTGCAGAGTTGGAGAATATTCTTTTGTCTCCTCAAACGTGGGTGCGTAAACACCCGCCTTAATACCGTGCGCTTTCTTGGCGGCTGGAGTTGCCTCCAAAAGCATCTTGCCTGTGACCTCGTTGACTTCCTTAAATGGAATTCCATAAAATTTAGAAATATCTTTAATTAGAGAGCGCAACTGAAGAGTGTTCCAGTTGGAGATAGGGACAACAGTGGTGTCGCCCCATTCCTCAATCAACTGCTCTTTTAGTTCCATCGGTGATGCTACATCATAGTCAATATCTGGATAGTCAGTAGCATCAGAGCGAAGGAAGCGCGAAAACAGCAGTCCATACTTAATAGGGTCAATCTGAGTGATCCCAAGGGCATATGCAGCAAGTGAGCCAGCGGCAGAACCTCGACCTGGACCTGTAAGCATGCAATTGTTTGCCCTGTCGGCAATTGCCTTCATGGTTAAAAAATATTTTGAAAAACCCCTATCGTCAATAACTCTAAGTTCGTGACGAAGACGTTCGGTATATTCTTTGTTTTTGTGAAGTCCTCGCTCTCGCAAACCCTCCAATGACATGTTAACAAGCGCCTGTGTCGCTGTATATCCCGCTGGTACGACGAAATCGGGCAACCGAACAGTGTTGTCTGGAAGGAAATCTTCAATTAACTGATGGGCGATTTCGTGAGTGTGTTTAATAGATTTGAGCACTAAGTCGTCGTCATAATCTACACCAACAAGTTTAGAATACTTTTTATAGCTCTCCCACATCTGATCGCCGTTCTTGGGATACAATTCATACCCAATCTCTTCAACATCAATTGGAAGCTCAGTGCTCTCGTAAGATGGAGCGGCTTTGCCAAGCCACCCAAGTCGCTTGTAAAGTTCACGATCTTTCCATGCTTCTCGGCTTGGATAGTGACTATCTGCGGTTGAAATAAGTCCGATGCCGAACTCTTCATGCATCTTAATAATATATTGATTTAACTGGTGTTGTTCGGGCACATTGTTCCATTGAAGTTCGCCATACCAGCGATCACCAAAGATACTAATCATCTTTCGAGTTGTTTCTCGCATTGCATCAAGCACAGCCTCTTCGCCGTTGTCTCTATTTTCCCAATAATTACCAGCGTATACACCCCCAAGACATGCAGAGGCGGCGATGACTCCTTCACTGTATTTTGATAGAAGTTCATAGTCCATACGAGGGTATCGATAGAAGTTCTCACTTTTATAACTTTCAGAAATTAATTTAAATATATTCTGAAGACCCTCCTGGCTCTGTGCGAGGAGGATAAGGTGGCGACGGCGACGTAATACATCTTGGACTTTTTTACTGGAGTTTTCGTCCTCAACAGTAGCGCCACTCAAGGTTGAACCAAGAGTTTTGGCACGCTTTTTGTCCTCCATGGCTTTCTCATACTCTTCACGCCACTCTTTGATGGACGGAATAAAATAGGCTTCCGTACCGAAGATGGGCTTAAAATTTCTGCCCTCCTCTTTCATCTTTTTGGCGTGCAGCACTTGATGAGAAAGCCCATTTGCGTTTCCGTGATCGGTTAACGCCAATGCATCACATCCATTACTATACGCAAAGTCCATATGCTCGTTGGGGTATCCAAGTGCATCAAATAATGAACCAGCTACACTATGTGCGTGTAGTCCCACAAACGGGATCTTAGACTTTACTCTGTCGCTCATCCTTACCCTCCTCTAACTCTTACAGTGCGCGTCGATACACAGTATCAATTTCATCAAGAAACTGTGTGCGAGTCTCAGTATCAAGTTCCAGCACCTCTGCGACTCGATATCGCAATTGCCCCAATACAGCTCCAAATTGAGTTGTCTTGGCTCGCTCTGCATTAAGTTGGCGCGTCAGTGCTTCGACTTGTTGTTGCAAGTCAGTCGTTGTTGTCTTTGTTGTCATGTTCTACTCCTAAACCACTCCATTCGTGGTATTTATTTAGACCCTTGTAGGGGCGTTGTATAGTCTTTGATTCCTCAGATGCAAAATAGCTGGTGTAGCCTTCCCAACTGGATAAGTCATGATACCACTCCAACTCTTTTACATTTGACTCTATTATTATAACAGGTTTAAATACTTTGTCAAGGGAAAAATGTCGTGCTGACCATCTTTTTTCTATTGGAAGTTTTTCGGTTGGCATTTCATCGCCACTGTGCTTCCATTGTTTTGTTCCCTCTTTTCTAATCACACGCCTGCTCTCAATAAAATCTTGGGGTCCAAAGGAAAATCCCAGATACTCTCCATCCTTAACTGTCTTCCCATTATAACAGAAAAAGAAATTGTTGTCACTAGAAATTTTTGGTCTATATTGTCTTGGGGCGTCTTCTGGATAAACACTTAATGGAAACGAGACATAATATTTATCTGGTGTTACCCATACGCTCATTTGCTTGCTAATCCAATATGCGGTATTAGCGCCATGGAGAATGCTCCAAGCATAGCAGTCAACTCTATCGCGGTCTTTTGGATGTATGGCGACATAATAAATTGGTATTGGCTTCCTGTGCTGATCTGGATTTGCAGATAAAGTACGCCCGTACCAAATGGGATCTTGAACCATTTCTCCAATTCTATGCCTTATTAATGGTTGGATATCTTTGTTGCACACAATCCATATCGTTTCACAACCAGCATAGGCACATTCCATCACGGAGCGCTCGATGGCGGTGTAATTTTCAGCTATTGGCATCAAAACATTATCCCATTGAAAGCCAAAGTCTTTTTTATGACCTGAGACGGGGATAATTCCTGCCAAATGAAAGGCATTTTTATTTATATCTGGTTTTTCTTCCATTATAGGTTATTAAGTAATTTTGAGGTATAAGTATTTATTTTTATTGTATTTTCAGAAATAATCTTTTCTGGAGGGTCATAACAAAATTTAATTTTCTTTGTGTTACGGTATTTAAGCATTGGAAAGGGCACGATCTCTCTTTTAGCAAAAGTTATCTTTGGAGAAAGCCATTTAAACGGCTCTGCGGAGCGCTGTGGATAATTTGGATTTTTTCCATTTTTAGCCCCTCTTATACCAGCTTTCTTTAGGCACTTTAAGATTTTAAAACGAGCGTATGTATCAGAATACTGATATTCATATTTAGCTTCTTGTGGTGTCAGATGTGAAATTGCTACAAGGTCTTTAATTCCAGAATAAACATGTGGTCTTTTTGATTCGTAAAAAAATATATCTTTTATAAATTCATCATCGAGACGCATATAATCAATGTCATGTGATGAGCCCAGATTTACGTCGAACCAGTCAAGAACTTGTGTTTTTATATTTTGTTTTCTCTCAGAAACAGGAGATAACCCAGATATGCCCGTATCATCAAAAATTAATAAACTATTATACTTGACATTAAAAACTTTATTACGCTCTGTGGTGACTCTAATTTCTTTTTTATCGATATAAACAGATTTTGCAATGTTCGAAAATGGAACAAGCCCTGCAAGTGAAAGTATAACAAGTATTTTCTCATATACTTGATACATAGAAGTGCCAAAGACAGCAACATTATCCGAGGGCATTTTTAAATCATAACGAAAAGGTTCAATATTTAATAAACTTAGATCTGTATCTGTCGGAAAGAACTCAAACGGATGCACATCACGACGCTCTACATAAATCATTGGTATTTGATTATAAAAACAATAAAGTGCTGAACTTAAGGTGCATCCAATGGCTATTTTTTCGTATCGGAACATTTAGCTTCTTTTATCTCGTCCTTTTGTTCTGATCGCCGTTGTTCACAAGACCCCGATTTGTGTTGCTCGATAGCCTTTTCTGAAGGGGTGGACCATTCATTATGAATAAAAAAATCTCCATAATGGTGCGCCAATTTAATCTCCCACAACTTCGGCTATTACATAGTTGTCTAATATTAAATAATAGTGCTGTCCGGCGTGTTCAATTTTCTCAATCATTGATCGATTAACTAAAATACGAGCCCCTGTTTCCAAATTCTCAAACCTACAGTCTTTCGCACTAGCATGCACGATTGCTGAACAGTATTTGCCTTCGAGTTTTGTATAATCGTCTGGCAGTAAAATAGTAGACTGTTGCTTTTTCTTTTCTCTCTCAATATATTCTGGCGTGATTAGAATATGCCTATTAAATGGCTGTAACATAGTTTTTCCTTTTTTATCATACATATCGCGATGAATTGTCATTTTACCCACACTTAGCGTAGCCGCAAGATTTGCACGTTAGACAACCTTCAATATAAATTAACCCATCGGCATTACACTCTGGGCAGGTCTTGTCACTTGCTCTTGAGCCATCAGTAATATAACTCTTGAGTACTCTTGCAACACATTTGGCAAAAGAGAACATATCACTGTCCCTATCCTTTTGCATTTGTTCCACGACATATTGAATATTTGCTCCGTGGCGCAGTGATAGCGAGATAAGACGAGTAAATGCTGAGTTATTTGGATTATCAAAAACTTTAACAATATCTTTGACAACAATGGTGTCGCCATTTTTGCCAACACGAAGGTCATAAACAGAATTCATTGTTTTTCGCGGGTGCTTAACAAGAATGCCTTCAGTGTGCTTTGCGGGAATCTCGATTAAGTTGGATAATCCACCCATAACTTCGTAAGGTTTGCCGTCAAGCATGCCCACTAAAATAATCCACTTTTCACCCTGAATAGTTGTGTGATGGATGTTACAGGACAGGTCAGTGGGGCGTTTTACAGCCTCATTTTCAGGGAAAGCTTCTTCGGGTTCATCAGTTTTCGTAACAAGCACCCCTGTTCGTGAGCCATCGACATAAACTGTAATTCCTTTTAGCCCAAGTTTCCATCCCAATTGATAAAGTCGTGAAACGACCGCTGGATCGGTTCCTTTTGGTAAATTAATGGTAGAACTGATTGAGTGGTCGATGTGTTTCTGAATTGCCGCTTGAATACGAACTCGGTTTTCCCAGTCAATCGCGTCTGACTCAGTAAAAAAGTCAGGAACCTCTTTGGTGTCATGCGCTTCGAGATATTCACGAATGTTGTGGTGGAAAACCTCGTATTCAACCCAGCGGTCGCCTAAATCATCAACAAAATCTGCCTTGATATCGGCGTCATTGTGAGATAGTTTGCGGCGGCGTGTATAAGAGTTGCGGAAAACTGGCTCGATGCCCGAAGATGTCTGTGACATAATGGAGACTGAACCCGTGGGCGCATTTGTTAAAATAGAAATATTTCTTCTACCAAACTCAGCAATAAGATCACGTAACTTCTTGGGGAGCGATTTGATATATGCGTTGTCTTTTTCTTTTTCCCAGTTAAAGACAGCAAAAGCACCGCGTTCTTGGGCGAGGTTTACAGATTCGGTATAAGCAGAAACTTTCAGTGTTTTATAAATTTTATCAATGACCTCGATACCCTCTTCGGAGTCATATGCAAGCGAAAGACAAGCGAGGGCGTCTGCCAAGCCATGAGTCCCAAGTCCAGTGCGACGACCATTAACGCAAGCAGTCTTCAAATTCTCCCAGAGTTCCTTTTCATCATCTGTATCACATGCCTTAATGATACTGTCGAGTTTTTCAATTTCAAGTTCTACAAGATCATCAGAAAGACGCATAGCATATGCTGCAACCTTAGAAAAATGCTTGTAATCAAAAGACGCACTTTCTGTAAACGGGTTTTTAACAAAGTTTTTAAGATTGACAGAAATAAGGCGACAAGAGTCGTAAGCAGAGAGCGGAATCTCTCCACATGGATTAGTGCAAATGGTTTTAAATCCATCATCAGCGTAGGATTCGGCAGGAAGATATTTTTCAATGTTACCCCACATCAGCAATCCTGGCTCTGCCGTCTTGGTAGCCGATTCTACGATTTGCTGCCAGAGAGCGGCGGCGTCAACTTCTCTCGTGTATTTTGGGTTTTCTGCGTCAACAGGAAACCGAAGAGTAAATGTTCCATTGCTTTCTACTGCCTCCATAAAATCATCACTTATTTTCACAGACACATTTGCGCCCGTGACTTTCGTGAGATCATGTTTCATTGTGACAAATTTTTCGATATCAGGATGACGCACATCCATTGAGATCATCAGTGCCCCTCGGCGTCCGTTTTGCCCAATCATACGACAAACGTATGAATATAAATCAGCAAAAGACCAAGCACCTGTGGTGGTGCCTGCGGAGTTATTAACGGGAGTGCCTTCGGGGCGTAATTGGCTAATATCAAGTCCTACGCCACAACGTCTTTTAAATAGATTAGCGAGAGATTTACTTGAATCTATAATTGAAGAAATATTATCCTCTGGTGAGGCAACAACAACGCAGTTAGAAAGGGATACGTTGACATGATTATTTCCAATACCCATCATGGGCGAACCCTGGGGCACAATATAATTAAAATTCTTAATTAAGTCATAAATCTGCTCTTGTGACAGCGCATTCTCACCACCAAATTTGCGTTCCATGCGAGCGAACTCAGATGCAATGCGATTATGCATATCATCTGGTGTTTCTTCTAAAATTTTACCGCTTTTATCTTTTAAAGCGTATTTTGTTAACCACACGTTGGCGGCTAATTCATCCCCCTCAAAATACTCTTCTAATTTTCCCAACTTTAACTCCCGTCTTTAAATCTTTTATATTTTTCTTTTAGTTTTTCAGATTGCTGCTTGGCAGCGTTAACCTGAATTTCACCAATCGTTTCACCTGTTGATGGCAATATATCAATTTTTACCCTGCTTAGATCCATTTTGGCTGGATATACAAGCCCATCAGGACCAAATCGATTTTTAGCAACAAACATTCGACCTGTGTTGTTGTTCTTGTCATCAATTGTTCTGGATACCGAACAAATAAAATCAGCAACAAAACATTTGCTATATGCCTCTGAAATTGCCTCTAAGGTTACAACCTCGGCATTCAAACCTGAGCGGTTTGTTTGAGAAGCGGTCCAGACTGGACATTTTGTTTCTTGAGCGATTGCTCGTAATTCTTCATAAATAGATTCCAAGTCGTGCCTCTTCTCTCTCGTAACAGTAACAGGTTTTAATAAGTCTCCATAGTCTACCAGAATCATGTCAACTTTTATATCTCTTTGTTTAAGTTTTTCGAGATGGTTTTTGATTGTTTGGGTCGAAGCAGACTTTGTGGGATATTCCTTAATAATTAGACGACCAGTTACTTCCTGCACCTTTTCATAAATCATTTCTTTAAAAGAGTGCATTTCAGACAAAGAAACTCCAGTAATACAGCTATCATATCTTATGCCGATACTAGTATCTTGGAGTTCCAATGTGTAGTGTACAACCGTCTTGCCTTGTAAAAGCGCCTGGGCTCCAAGGTGAACAAGAACCATTGACTTTCCCGCTCCAGTTGGTGCAATGACGACTCCAAGCTCTCCATTTCCAATCCCGCCTCGGCACAGTTTATCAACTTCATCCCAACCCGTGGTGATCGGATCTCTTGCTTTTATTTCAAATCTTTTCTCAAAGTCTGCAACATAATCATAACCAAAGTCTGAATTATTGCCAAGTTTTAAGGCGTCATTAATAACTTTTGAGATCTCATCATAAGAAGAGTTTTTCAATAACCCAACAGATTTGATCATTGCCGATTTCAGGACTTGTTTTCGACAAAAGTCGAGAGAGGTGTTTTTTATAAACTCTTCATCTTTAACTTCAGCGTTATAAATGCGAGAAAAGTAGTCTCGTGTCTGTTTCTTAATCGCATCCGTTTCATCATCTAACTCAGTTCGAAGAATTGTTAATAAAATCTTCGTGGATGGATGAACACTATATTTTTCTTTATAAGCAAATATCCGATCTACAAAAACTTGTAAATACTTAAGTTCAAAGTATTCAGTTTCTAACACTTCTTGGATTTGATCCGAAAAAGCACGATCTTGTAAGATAAGAGCGGCAAGCCCTTCTTGGAACGACTTGCCATATTTGCTAAAGCTGACTTGCTCTTGCGACTTCAAATTTCACCTAACTATTAATTTACATATGTATTATAACAGGTTTTTGAAGTCCTGTCAAAAAAATTTATTAACCAAGTCGTCTTTCTTTCAGAGAGAGCATTTTATCATATGCTGCTCGTTTCGCATCTGAGAGTTTTCCGAGATAATCATTTCGTCTCAAAACCTTAAAAGCAAGGTTTTCCACAGAATAGGCACCAATCGTCTCCAATCCTGTTTTTCTCATTTTGCGAATTTTGGCTTTTAATTTATCTGCGTATTTTTCTGCCTCTTGGTATTTTCCATCATCGATAAGAGGTTGGAGGCGGTCAATTTGATCCATAAGTCCGGCTGCTTTCTTTTTTACATTGTCTTTGTCGTAATCTTGCTTGTCGAGGACTGGCTTTTTAATCCACTCGTTGTTAAGTACTGAATAAAGCCCTTGTGCTTCATGGGGATCATTAACATCTTGAACATATATTTCTACTTCATATCCCTTAATAGTAATGTCGTGAAGACGGTTCCAAATTGATTTCATTGCATTAAAATATTCTCTAACCAAGTCCGTCTTATCATCAACATCAGAAAAATCCACAAGAATATGAAGATCCACGTCGGAAAATTTAGAATAATTGTGCGCTGCCAGGGATCCCGTAAAAGTAATATCTTCATATTCAGCGTCTCCGACCTCCAACGAATTCCAAAAATCATTTGCGATAACGAGCAGTTTTTCGCGGATTTCGGGATCTAATTTATCATCTGTTTGGTTCCAAAAATCTTGATCTAATTTATCGTGAAACTCAAAACTTGACAAATCTATCGAATCTGGATCGTTTTGTTCTGATAAGAATTTTTTAAAGTTTATAACAAGTGTCTCGGAGTTGGGATTGAATGCTTCATGTTCTCCGAATGTTCTCGCCCAATGTTTAAATATTCGCATACAATAAATAGTTTTATTTTTTCCAATCTGCGACAATCTTGTGCATAGAGGCATACAAATCTACAAAATTGACAACACCAAAGCCATCTTCTATCATCATTGCTTTGGCATTGGTTTTAGCAAACTCTGGCTCGAAATTATCAAGGGCATAATTTATTTTCTGTCTGCCCTGAATACTGATTGATGGCGTGTAAAGTTGCATCAGGCGATAGTTTTGTGTCACTATCTCTTTGCCTTCCAAAACACTCGTATACGCCTTGACTTTGCCTTGATTTTCTGCACAGTGTTCCATCAGAGTGTCGATATCGTGAAAAACATCTTCTGCTAAAAAGGGAAAGCGCTTAGAGATTGTCGGAAGCCCCACCCCACCAACACCAGGCAAATTATCTGACTTATCACCAGCAATAGCGCGAGCGAGGGCAAAATTCTTTGGATGAATGCCAAACTGCTCTACTAAGTTTTTTTGATTTATAATCTGTTTTTGAATTGGACGGAAAACAATAGTTTCACCATCACACAACTGGAAAAAGTCCTTATCCGAAGATACGATAACTTTTTGCCACCCTGAATAGTTGGAGTGCTGAACTACTACACTAATGATATCGTCGGCTTCAACAGCAGGAAGCATCAATTGAATAATCGGCAGTTCGTTAAGATATTCTACAAGGCGCGTCTGCTGCCAAATCTTGTTGGCAACTTCTTCATTTTCTGAAAGATTGCGGATATCGCGGTTGAGGCGAATTGGTTTTCTACCCTCTTTATATCCCTTGTTTTTTGTCTTGCGTCTTTGAGAGCCACCTTCCCCGTCCCAACAAATTACAACCTGATCAGGTTTTGTTTCTCGAATGAGTTTTTGAAGCGATTGGAGAAAACCCTTAAGTCCTCCGATGGGTTGCCCATTGGTAGATAGACTTGGATTAACAATATAGTTTCTGAACAAAAGATTCAGAGCATCAACAACTAATAGTCTTTTCATTATTTCACCGTACTGTGGTGTCCATAAAAAACACCTCTACATTAGAAATATAGCATATCCAAGTAGAGGTGTCAAGTATTTTTTAATGGCGGTGTCTATGCGGGTGTCGGTGTCGGTGGTGATGTCTGTTCCCGCGATGATAGCGGTAGGCACGATCTGGCCTGACAGGTCTTCTTCGACCCTCTACCCACCGAATGTGAGTGCGAGGATATCGATTCAATTTATATCGCTGAACACGATCAACATACCAATGTCCTCGAACCCAAACTCCATTGGCACGATAATATCCCGGGGACCAAACCCAAGCCTTTACAAGATATGGCTTTTGAGCGTGGCTATGAGAATGTGGGGCTGGTGTGTGAGCATGTGCTACGCAACCCGACAAGAAAACACCAAATAGTGCTGTTGTAATAAGCTTTTTCATTTTAACTCCTATCGCTTAATTATACTTTTTAGACGTATAATTAGTTTGTATTATTCATCTTCCTCATAAAAATCTGAAGCGTTTCCTTCTCGATTGTCAAACTTATAAATAACCTCTTCGTCCATAATTTCATACACTCGCTTACGAAAGTCATCTTCCTGCAAGCGCTCAGTCCATTTGGTAGCTTGAAACTTTGGACCCAAGGCTTCTCCAGAGGAATCAAGAAGCGTGTACCAAGCACCAGTGCGAACTAGATTAGGAGAGCCTGCGATGGCATCAAACAAACTTTCGTCATCCTGAATGCCGATTTCATCTCCCCATAGAATACGGAAATTACACTGTCGCCCTTGGGTTCCAAAGCGAGATTTCTCCAACTTTACCTTAACCTCCGATCCGATACGAAAGCCCTTGTCATCAGTGACAAAGGATGCCTTGGCTTTTCGCCCTGTCAACCAGATGCGAAGTGAGTATGCATAAATCATAGCCTTTCCGCCTGGTGTCACATAAGGAGTTGTCATAGCCTCAGAGGGTGAGCGGGTAATGTTTGATTTTAACTGGTTTAGAACCAAGAATGTTGATTGAGAATTTGCAATTGGAACTGTCAACTTAGACATACCCTTTGCAAGAATACGAGCCTTTACAGCCATGGAGGACTGAGGGTTGAAATCGCCCTCGATGTCCGAAATGGCAGGGGTGAGTGCAAGTGAGTCCCAAATAAACAACATGCGATTGTCATTGTTCGCGAGAAGATCTTCAATAGTCTCCAACACAAACTCAACAGAGGCTGCCTGGACATAAAGAAGGCTGCTTAGGTCACATCCTGCTTTCTCAAGAAAGCCAGGATCGATTGCCGACTCTGAATCAAAATAAATAACGTCAATTCCCATCTTTTGGGCATTTGCAGCAACCTGTGCTGCCATGTAAGATTTACCAGTCGCTTCCAGACCTGCAATTTCCACAATTTTACCAACAGGGATGCCAGAAAGTTTACCACGGCATATAATTGAGTCCAGCCAGCGTGAGCCAGTTGGAATCCAGTCTTTAACCTGTGTTGGGTTTTCGCTGGTTAAGTCATGAGCAACATCCAAACCTGCGCGTTTATTAATAAGGGCACGCATATCGGACAAACTAAGTTTACCAGCCTTTGTGCCTTTTGTTTTAGCCATTCGCATTTATTCTCCAAAATAAGGGTGTGAGGCACCTGATTACCCTGTGCCTCCCTGTGGGTGCGGGATTACGCTCCCATAAGTTCGTTAAAGGCAGCATCAACAGAGGAAACTGTGTCAGTAGAAGGAGGAGGGGTTGTAGTCTTAGTCTCCTCGCTGGTGCCTTCTTCGCCAAGCAGGTAAGCATCCAAAAGTGCGCCTACTTCTGCTGGCGTTTTACGCTCAAAGAGCGTATCAAACTCGGGAATGCTTTCAAGCAATTCCGCACAGCGATCATCGCCACCGACAGCCTCATCACAGAGGGGTGAAGAGCGACGACG